GGCATATAATCCCCAAACAAAAAGACTAACCCACTCACCCCACCACCCACCATGAACTCTTTCACAGACATCACAACTTTCAAGACCACTCCCACCTCCATCATTGATGGGCAGATCTGGGCTAAAAACGAAGTCAAATTACATGTTGATAATGTTTTAGCGTTAGATAAAAAATCGTCTGACATACAGATGAACAAACAGAAAGATTTAGCAGTAGTACAGGCTACTAAGAATACCTTTGATTTGGAGATGCGTCATGCTAGTCATATTGTAGCCAAAGGGACTGTCTATGGTATACCTAGCTCTTGGAATTTAGAAATTACTCACAATTCACTTCTGGGTGTAAATAAGTCTTGTTTGAACACGAATGGTACTATAAACTACCAGAGTGTGATAAAACGTATTCGAGAAGTGGTGCATAGTGTAGATGCTAAAGAACAGCGTTTGAACATGTATTTTGACACCGTGTACTCTCAAGGCTTTTATGATAACATGACGTCTTTGCTCTTTTTAATTTTAGCCAAATTAGAGCTCTTTGACATTGTAGCTAAGATGAACACCCATGACCACGAGACCACACTAACTTTGGTACAGGTTCATAGGTTACTAGCAGCAAATGAAGAAGACAGGCCTAAATTACTAGCTAGAATGTTGGAGACTCAAGATGATGGATATGGTATGTCCTTAACAGACATAAGTACTTGGTTGGTTGTTGATAGAATTAAAAGTTGGTACGATCAACTACCCCAAGATGTCACTCAGTCTGACGAGACCATAAGAGCAAACAACACTGAGGCTTTTCAATTTAAGTATACTATAAAGGTCTGGCACATGTACAGTTATAATGACGGACATAGTAGTAGCGGGAACGCCTTCGGAAAACACTTTGGATTTATCAAGGGTAGATTTGCTGTACCCACACACCTATTCCACACTGCACCTGAAGTTAATGTAACACTAATAGCAGTTAACCAAATATACCCAGATACTGATATAGCTATTAGGGCTTTGGCTGATTATAAAGGAGCACTTAACCTATCAGGGTTTACAACGCGAGAAGTAGCTATATTGACAACCTTATTGCAAGGGAATACGAGGTCTACACCCTTTTTAGTAGACCAAGATATTGATTTTAGACTTGGAAGGGCGAGTATTAGAGCATTCAACGCTCCGGTTATACAAAATGGACGTGGTGAGTATACTAAACGTGAGTTACAATCAATGTTTGGTAAACTCGTACGAAACCACAGAGTATATGAAGAGGCAAAACAGGCCTCTATACTACTACGGTACTGGATTGCGCAACCGGCAACTGAGACAGTGGAGTCTCACTGGTGGACCCACATTAAGCGTAGCCTACGCCTCCCCAAATTAGGATTGAGCCGAGCTTCTTTGCCTGAATTAGTTCAGGGAGAGGGCATATGTATCTCTGATGATGCACAGGACCTGGCTAATACATTGACAGGACCTGGGCAATCTGGTATCTTTCTGTCTCTTTTTATGAATACTTGTTGGTATTGGGGAGAGTTTCTTTCCATATATAACAGTGTTAATACTGAAGATCTTATGCGCAAGATGCGCTTTACAATACACACGGGGCTTGACGAGACTTACCGTGCAGATGCTCTAGTGTCGGCTATTACAGGTAAACGCATACTAAGATGTGCTTTTAATGATTGTTATACTTACATAAATGAAGGTTTAGATAGTCAATATAGTACTAGAGTGAGATTTGGTCAGCTCAATATTCCACACCTGCAGGACTATGGTTATCAGATAATTGACGATCAAATAATGTTTCAAAAACTAGTAGCGCCATCCTGTGTCGCACTTATTTTAGGGCTGAACGGTACTTTGCTAGAGGGCACCCCGTATGGTAGTAGTTTTTCCATGAACAATGCAGTACAGATAGTTGAATACGGAGTACGTCGAGAAGGTCTCAATTATATGGATTTGTGGGCGTACGGTGTACTGGCGAGGTGGAACGGCCATGACTTATACTATAAACACCCATTAACGGATGGTAGACATAAGATTTACGCAGCGAATGACGTATCAGTGGCCGTGCCACCTGTACCACCAGCGGGACTACGAAGGGCTGAATCTTATAAATTGGACGGGTTGGTGAATCGCAATATAAGCTGGGGGTCGCCATTAACTAGATTGCTTGATACTGGTGCAGTATTCAGCTGGGAGAGAATAAACCTCTTCTTGCTAGACAGGCCAGAATGGCGTTCTCCTAAAGCCCCCTACAATGAAGAACAGCCTAAGTTGCATAGGGAGTTCAGAATAGACACTAATATGGTAGAAAACTACCTTGGCGCAGTGATGACACGGTATGATGCAGCCATGTCGGATTTTCAAGTTGTCCAGATTCGTCCAGGCGTAGCAATGCCAGGCGATGCAAAAGTCTTAGACTTGTTGCCTCAAGAGGTGGAACCGGATCCTCCGGAACCACCACAGCCAGTACCAGACGCGGGGCAAAACGACTAACACTGTGTAATAACCACATCCCTCTACACGTGAGATTAACCGAGGATTACAACTTAGTTAGCACATTTGAAGAGGC